GGAATCTGAGTTTATATCTTCTCCATCTTGTATTATTTCTAATAGCCTATTTTCATATTTAGGGCCTCCTAGGTTACTATCATAGTTGTATCCTGATTCAAATTTTGTATCTATTAAGCCATCTTTTCTAAATCTAATACCTGCTGCTCCCGTACCTGCGGTAGCTAATACACTAAGAGGAAGTGTTTGTCTATTCCTAGGACCTCCAGTTACTTTTTCTGCTAAAGCCCCAATTTTACTTCCTAACCCGTCTCCTCCTACTTTAGGATGAATAGGACCAACGGGATTTGTTCTTGCTAACGCAAGCTGAGCAACAGACCATGCTAATCCATTAGGGCTAATTAAGACCTTACCTAATCTTTCTAAATCAGTAACTGCTCTTTGAGCTAATGTTACTGCTCCTCCTCTCACAAAGTTGTCAGTAACTTCCCCTACTAATTCTAAAGCAGGATTTGTAGTAGAATCCTCTACTCCAGGTAACGGATTACCATTAAAATCTTTTACTATTAACGGAGGGTCTGTGTTAGCATTATCCCCATATGTAAATGATCTTTGTCTAAATTGTTTAGTAGAAGTTGTTCCGTCAGGGTGGTTTATAGTAAATGACCCCTCTTCAGCATCAAGTAAAAGATTTTTTAATTGAATTGCCATAGAACATATTAATAGCCATAAAATCCTTCTTCAGGACCTGTATTTTTATAAAGCGGTGGTGTTATTCCTTCTAAATCTAAATCATCTGGGCCACTTGATGCCGGAGCTGAAAAAGCCGCCCCACCATAAGCAAATTGATAATTTGGACCTAATAAAGATCTGCCTGCTTGGTCGGCACCAGGACCCGCATGTAATTGAGAATTAGCAGGTATACTAAAAGGATATGCTCCTCTTTCTACACCTGGACCTACAATAGGAAAATTAGGACCTGTTTGATTTTCCATATCACTAACAGGACCACCACCAGCTATACCAAAAGGGCCTACTAAATCATAAAGTGATTCTAAATTTTTAATTGCCATGATTGTATTGTTTTGTTATAAATATTAAGCAAATGTAGGACTTGCTTGGAGAGATTGAGTACCTCCTAACCCTCTACGACCATTACCATTAGATGCTTGGAAAGCGTCCCAATTATTTTGAATTACTATAGGTTGGGAAGAAGGCATATTACCTCTATTAATATTAGGTGATACAGCAACACCATCACCAGCGGCTGTGATTGCAGTAGCTCCAAATCTATCAGTAATAGTAAAAGGACCACCTCCTGGAGGAGCAATACCATCTTGAACTTGTTGCCTTGATGAAGCAATAGCCGCAAACATGCCACCAACTAGAGCTGATGCTATTCCTATACCAATTAAGCCATATTTTGCATTTTCACCAAAAATTTTAGCAGTACTTGTAACTAATGAGTATAATGCTAAGAGTTTTTGAGCTGCTACTAGTCCCGCAATAGCACCTACTAACCCCGCAGTTAGCTCTTTATTTGTAGATAAAGATTCTACTATACTTCCAAAACCTGCTACTATAGGAAGTAATGTAACAGATAAATCAGCCATTAAAGATTGGAAATTTTCTTGAGCTAGTGTTATTTTCTTTTGGGTATCTAATTCTTCTTGTCTTTTAGCTAAATCATCTCTACCTATAGCTCTTAATTGTTCAGCATTCATACCCTGAGCTTCTTGTTGGAAAAGTATATCAGCTAGTTGATCTGATTGCATACCCATAGCTTTAGCTAAAGCATCTTGTTGCAATACATTCATTTGTGTAAAATCAGCAAAACTTCCAGCGTTTTTAGATAATTCTCTTGCTAATGTTTCTTGATCTCCCGCTAAAGCAGCTGCTCTAGCTCTTTCTAAATTAAGTTGTTTACCAGTTAATAGTTCTGCTTCTAATTCTGCCTCAATACTACTTTCAAAATTTAATAATTGTTTTGAACTTGCTACAATATCTTTAAGTTCAGCACCAAATAATTTTGCTGCGGTAACGGCTTTTGCTATAGCAGTAGGATTTGCACCTAAATTAGCTCTTACTTGGCCTGTAACATTACCTGTTTGTTCAAGAATATTATTAAGATCTAATGCTACTCCTGCTCCTTGTTGTAGTCCATAAGAAGCTTCTAATACATCTTTCCTAACTTCTTCAAGGGGTTTACTGGTTCTTTGGGCTTGAAAAGCTAAACTAGCGGCAGATTCAGCAGAAATTCCTATATTTTCAGTAAGTTTAGTTACAGCCGCTAATGTATCTGTATTAAACTTAAAAGCAGTACCTAATTGCTTATTTAACGTAGTATTAGCCTGAGCTAATCTTCTAGAATTAACATTAATATCACCTAAATTTGCGGCAGCAGCTGCAAATTCTTTTTTAAGTGCTATAGATTCTGTCTTTGATAAATTTAAACTTCTACCTAGAGCAGTAGTTTCTTTATCAGCATTTCCTAACTGTGTTGCAAATGCTAAAGCTGCTCCTTTACCTACAGATAGTAAACCCCCTAAGGTTTTAGATTTTTTACTTATATTATCAATTAACGAATCTGATTCATCAAAAGCACTAGATAAATTTTCTGCTTCGTTTGTAGCGTCTTCAGTGTTTTTAGCAGTATCACCTAAATTTTTAGCCATATCATTAGTTAGCCTAGCGGCTTGACCTAAGACTGTAGCTAATTCTCCTAAATTTTTCTGTACATCACTAAACGAATTGCTTAAATTGTTTGCACTTTCATTTATATCGTCTGTTTCTGCCATTAATTTTAATTTAGGTGTGTCTTATATAAATATAAAAAAGATTATTTTTTTCTAATATTAGGCATTTTGTGCATTTCTTCTGATGTATTTCTTCCTTCTTTTGCTTTTTTCATAGCTTCATTTTGTTTTTTATGTAATACATCTATTTGACGAATATGATATCTTCTTATATGAATAGGCATTTGATATACTTCAGAATATATAAACCCCCCATTACCATAATATACTAGGTCATGTATTTCTTGATAAATTTGTAATTTATAATTCGGTGTCAGGCCAAAAAAACGAGACCCCAATAGGGATCGTTACGCCTTTCACGCTTCCAGCTTCAGTTTCAAGATCAAAAGTTAAGTCTACGTCAGGCTGTATTTCTTTAACGTAGGCTCTTAAAGCTCGAGCATCTCTAGCTAATAAGCTATTATCAACAAATTCTCTTACCGTTTTTCTTTCGTAATCTCCATCTATAGATAAAATCATATGTTTCATCCTAGTAGATAATTCAGGCTTTTCTTTTTTTGTTTTTTTAATACCTTCTATTTCTGATTTGACTTTAGCTTCATCACCGTGAGTTAAAAATTTAAATGTAACTTCTTTTTTTAAAGTAGGTAAAGTAAAACTAAATTCATTTTTTCCTTTTTCAAGTAAATCTTTTTCTTTTAATTCTATATCTTTAATTTCTGTTAGGTCTACTGTGTGTTGTTCGTTTTCAAAGGTAAAAGAATAATCTTTTCCATAACCTAATACTCTTGCAGCTATCATTATTGCATTTTTATCTCCTACTACTAGATCATCATAATTTATAGGAGTAATAATTAAAGATTTAAGTAATTTATCTATTACAGTACCATTTTTTATATAAGTTTCATTTGTAAGAATATCTTCTTCCTTAGCGGTCATATATTTCATTTCAAGAATGCCTTTAGAAAGAGGATTATCAGACGAGTAAACTAACCCTTTAGAGGGTAATGTAACTTCTTCAGTGGGGAATAGTGATTTATTTTCCATATCGTAACTTTATATGTTTGCATATACATATGTAAAAAAAAGAGGTGCTTGCGCACCTCTTAATTTATTTATGTTAAGAATCTTAGTAATTCAAAATTGCATAATCCATAGCAATAGTTAAGTTAATCATCATAGGTTCAGAACTGCTCCAATCACCACTTCCAAATTCAGCATTAGTAACATAAGCTCCCTTACAAATCCATTCTTCAACTACATCACCAACAGGTCCTAAGGTTTGGAATCTAATATCCTTTTTATAGAAATCAGAGTAACCATCTCTACCTGTTACTGATTCATGGTGTAAACGAACCCATTCCATTACAGCTTGTGCTCCTGAAGGTGTTACAGGATCATATAAAGTACAAGAAATAGGAGACCAGTCGGATTTACCTTTTACTTTTCTTTTAACGTTAATATGATCAAGAACTACTTCTTCTGCCGTATACTTTGGTTTATCTGCGGTTTTTACTAGATATGCAGGAATACCATCTATGAAGAATATAAATCTATTCATCAGCTTAGGTTCGTAAGCTGTATAGAACATATCTGCTGAACTTAATATTGCCATTGTGTTGTTATTTTGTTATAAATATAGGATTCTTAAATCTTTAGTCATTAAATGTAGCTCCTGTTGGCTGAATAGTGTAATCTAATACTATAAATTCTGCCGTTTTAGTAGGTTGTATAAATATTTGGCCTACTAATTGGTTTCTATCTATTGCTTCAGCAGTATTATTAGTTTCATCCATAACAACCCTAAAGGCAAATAAACCTTGTCTTTGTTGGATTGATTCTAAGAATGGATTAACTGTATTTAAGAATCTATTTCTTGTTTGTACTGTGTTTTGTTCAAACACTAAGTTTTTAGAAGTATCACCTATAAAGTTTTTAAGAGTAATTAATAATCTTCTAACGTTAATACGATCTAAAGCACTTGCTTTTTTCTGTAATGTTTTCTGACCAAACGCTACTGGTCCTACTCTTGGGAATGTAGCGATTGGATTAACTTTATTATCATATAATTTATCTCGTAAAGCTTGTGTTACTTTAAATTCTGATCTTACAATAGGTAAACCACCTCTATTTAATCCTGCTGGCGCAAAGAATGGAGCAGCTACTCTATCGTTAAATGCATATACACCTTGCATTACTGTTGAAGCTGGTGCCCATACATTTCTACTTAATTCCGTAGAAGGGACTTTAACCCAAGGCCAATAGGTACCTGCAAAATTTGTATTTAATTTACCTGCTTCAGTATTTACTGTAGTTACATTAGAGGCATAAGGAACCATATCTGCGATATAAAAACAATCACCTCTTGTTTCGCATAATTCTATTGCTGCGGCTACTGTAGTAGCGTAATCTGCGTTATATACACCAGGTGTAGTTAAAGTAGCAAATCTGTATTCGTCTTTATTTTTAAGGATATTTAAAGCTGTTGTATAATCGCTTGCTGCTAATCCCTGTGTATTAGTGCTTGAAATATTTTCAAATGTATTTAAAGCTCCAACTTCAGGGATGTTAGTTCCTGTAGCACCATGGAATGAACCACTTTGAGGTATTGGGAGACTACCACTGTAATTAGTAGTCCCGTCTGTTCCCACACTACCATCATTTAATAAATAGTCATCTGTTTTTAAGTTTACAGATGATACTCTTACAAATTTGGATTGGTTAGGGAAATCACCAGTGATTTTAATAAATGTTTGTCCTTCTTGAGTAGTGGTTTCTGACGTTTGGTCACCTATTACTTTCGATATAAAATTATCAGATTTAGGATCTAAACTACATCCTACAAATGTTTCTAATACTATTTTATTATTAGTATTATCATCACCTCTTCTTATAGATAAGTTAAAAGTACCCGCAGTATT